GACACATATGACCTTTTTAGAGGTTATCGAGCTTATCCAGCAAAACCTTAGTCTTGTTGGATCAATCGCCCAAGTTAATAAGGCGATCAAAAACTCGAAAAACTCGAAGGAGCTTGGAGATAATCTCAAAAGATCCCTCAAGTTAAGCGTCAACCCAAGACTAAGGATTAAACCTTGTCTTGTCCGAGTCTGTGTTGATTGCCCATCTTATGATGGGATTGGGAAGTACGTGGCTTGATATATACCTCCAATTCAGGGGGATATATGAAAAGCAACGTAAGTGATCTGCTAGAAGTGATGCAGCACATCTATGATGATGCTTGCATCAGATGCATCGCTGTAGTCTCTGATTTACGAGATCTGAATTACATTAGATCTCGTGTCAAAGATGAAGGGATTTCGTTTCTTACGATCACCCTTCCCAGTTTCTGCAAAGACTTTGAACAAGCCCTTGCAACTGGATTTATAGCCCCAACTGCCTTCCGTTCTTTTAGGAAGGCAGGGTCAATCCCTGCTTTTTTGCAAGGTATGATCGGGCTTATCTTTGACAAAGAGACAGGGAGAATTTACGATGCCTCTCAGAGTGATGTTAGCGACCATCCTACCCTCGTTGATAGCGTTCGGCAAATATGCCTTGCTTTCAAGAAGCTGGAAATTCCGTGCACCCCCGAAAGGGATGCGCGGGCGGTCGCCAACTACATCGAAATTGAAGACTCCTTCAACCAATTTAAGCTCTGTGAACTTTCACGTGATTATTATCGTCGTGTTAGTTCTGTGCTATGGGGTAGTCTCATACCTCGCTTACGCGTGGATATGTGTATACCTCGGCACGGTCCCGGAGCCACCGCTGAGCGCATTTCTGGAAATCAGAAATACGTTTGGCGGCGTTGGCACGAACGCCTAGAGCCGTTTTTCCCCATTATCGATTCTTGCTATTCATATAGCAGTTTCGATTCTGAGGAGCTCTCGGATGTAACGTTCGTACAGCCTGAGGATGAGCAACCCGTTAGGGTTTGTCTCGTTCCAAAGACGTTGAAGGGCCCACGAGTTATAGCTATTGAGCCCGTCTGTATGCAATATGCACAACAGG